GTTGCGTTCAGCGTTAATTCTACTTTCACTTTACACTTCAAACCGAAGAATCCATGAAGTTTCTCTTTCCACATAGTATTAGCAAAAATGCCAGTCCATACAGCCTCGTTAAATAATAAGGTGCTGGCAGTGTCAGTTGTAGCCCATGCACCAGTGGTGATCGGGATCGGTTTAGCCAGGTACTCCGCGACCATGGAGATATTATTGGGTCTATAAGTGCGGGCCAGGATGGGTAATGGATTATCATCAACAACCCTCTCCGCCACCTGCCCAGGAGTAATAAATTCGGTTGTCCCTTCTTGATTAGAATCAGCAGACGTAAGGGACAAAGAAACAGTCTGTGAAGCTCCCGTATTTTCATTGTTGTTAAGCCAATTTCCTGATCCTAGCTGCCGGCTCAGACAGACTAGGACAATCCTGCTCCATCCCCTTATAGGGGTAGGGTTTGTTTCAGGGGCTGCCTAGGTACAAACCATGCCTAAATAGGCAAACCGAGGATTAGTGCTAACAGGCATACTCACCTCTCCTCCCGTCTTTTATAGACATACGGCAGGTCATAGTTAACTACACACTCTAATGCTCAAACGACAGGCAGGTCCATTCATCTTGAGCTTCGTGCCAGTTGCCATTGTAGAGCAAAACTTCCTTTCCAACGTCAGCCGAGCTAACTGCTTCAGAGAACAGTTTCCTGCCTTCTTGGAAAGCCTCTCTCCCATGAGCAGATAATTCTAACAGCATGTGGTCAACGTTGGCTTTCCAATGCACCAAATCTATATCATGGTCCTTAGTCCATTGCACAGATTCGAAAATGGTCTCTTTTGCAAGGGGGGCCATCCATCTGTGTTTATCACAATGGTGTGTTTTAAGGAAGCCACGTTTCAGAAAGTTACACTCACTCAAAGTTCTATCACCTACGTCGTCAGTGGATTTGTTTTCATCAGTGTAGACCATACCCAGTTCAGATAAGGCTTCCGTGAGAGCCTGTTGTGTTATATCATCAAACAAAGCCTTCATAACTGAAATTAAGTTGTCATCTCCAAATGTAGTAATCTTCACCGCACCACGTCTTTCTTTAAGGATTTCCATGGCTTGGTTATAATTATTACATTGAGGTTCAACTATTTTCACAATGGCACACCGCACTAGTATACAATTTCCAACGCAGTTCACAAAAACGGTGAGGATATTTCCAGAAGGGTTGCCACCCATCCATTGATAGACGCTCTTGATACAGATATGTCTGCTCTGGGCGAGTTCATTAATCAATGCGTCTCGGATTTTCTGGCTGTCCTTCCCTTCATCTCTATAAAAAGATAGGAGGACTCTCTTCATCGCCCAAATTAACTCCACAGATAGTGTCTTGTCAAAACCACCATAATCACCAGCAATCACACGAAACAAAGGGGAATTGGATCCATGTCGTTTGGCTAGCTGGCTCCAGTCATCACCCATAGGGTTGATGCCCACAGCCATACCATTATGGATGCGATTCTGCATAGCGTACACTGAAAACATAAGTGTTTGTTTGCGCAAAGCTATAGCAGCAATTAGATCTGAAGATGAGATGAGGCGGGTCTTTCCAGCCACTACACGATCTAAGGGGCGTAGCTCATCCTTAAGGAAGTGGTTGTTAACGATAAAAGGTCTCTTACCTTCAAGAATGGTTTTCTCGAGGAAATCAACGTGGTCCTTTATCATGAGACAACTGTCTGAATCAAATTCCCAACCACCGTCTCCGAAGGCGGCTTTCTTACTTCCACCAGGCAGAACGTGCTTCATTGGCCAACCAGGGCTGGTTTTCCTGTTTATCCCATCTGCATAGTCTAAGCCGGGGATGCCCATAACCGCTTCCTCAAAACTCAACACCCTACGGAAATCGTCGTTCAATTCAGAACCAGCTGTATAAAACTCGTGTAAGAAATCATCTGTCGCTGCTCGCAAAAGGGCATCACCAGGACTAACGGAAGATAATCCATAGCCACTCCTGGCGTTCTCTAGGGGATCAATCCCCCCCCTTGGCGCTAGCATAGCTTGAGCCTTCTTAGGGGGACGACCTTCAATCTTCCCATGAATAGGCGATTTTACCAACCTAGATTTTCTCATCTGGGGAATGGGTTTAACTTCACATTCAACAGGGAGTCCACCCAAATCGGCGATTTCACCGCATTGTATCATGTTGACTACATCAGGGTGGGCAGAGGAAGGGCCAACATCAACAAGTTGATCCCACATCACGCAACATTCCATCAGGGCAATCTCTAGGAATTCTCTATTGACAACAGCTCCAATACCCTTTGTGCAACGATCACCCCCCACATGTATAGAGGCAATTTTGGATTCGTTCCCTTTATCATAGACAAGGAAGGGAGAACCGCAATCACCTGTGCGGGTGATGACATCATAGTATATAGCGTCCGACGAAGCTTGCACACCTGAGTCATATGCGACTAAGCCTGCTCGCTTGTAAGTGGCACTGTGGAAGACCTGTCGTATATCAGAATTCAGTACTACGAGCATACCCTTGTGGTTTGGGGGTAGCTTGTCTTTCTTAGACCTAAACAACTTCAGAATATTGGGACCAGTGATACCTGGTATTAAGAACACAACTGCGTCATCATTTGGGTCTTCAGTAGCATTGAAAACGGTCCCGGTCCTACTACCATCCTCGTTAACAAAATCTAGGAGATCTATCAACTTCTTCCGCATGAAACGCTCTTTGAACTCTCTTGAATTTTTGTTAAACGCAGGGGAACAATGAAATGTGATCTCAGCATTAGGGTCAGGTGGGATGCCCTCTTCCTCACTGCCATTTACTATGTTCGCCCAATAACCAATATAATGGTCTGGCATCAGCACAACATTGTTTTGCAGGGCTAGAACACAACCCTCGTGTTTAGCATTGGGGTTTATGGAAGTCTTGATTACGAAACGCCAAATATTCTTTGTCACCAACTTGGAAGCTAATGTACCAGCATTAGGGTCCTCGCCTATCTGAGGGACGACACGATTAGATTTCCGGAAACTCTTTAAAGGAACTTTCTTAAAACCATATGGCATGTCACTCTGCTCAGAAAACACAGGTTCAATGGGTGCTGGCGGGAACATCCATTTAAGGAACTTACCGAAGGCAAAACCAATGGCGTAGGACACAGCAAAACCCGCCAAAAAGCGCATAATCGAGCTAAGTGGGCCTACCCCTGCCATAGGGACACTTTGTTGTTTCTCCTCAATATCATAGGCAATATTAGCCAGGTTATTTATCAACCATGATCTAACTACATCATCCAATGTGATATGAGGGTCGTGAATACAACCACGGTAATCATCAATCTGAAGGTCATCCTTGGCTTGGTTTACCAATCCTATGAGTTCTGATACCGTGACAGTGTTATTCACACCAAAAGTATACTCTGCCACCCCATTGGGCTTCAATTTAAAGGGAATCTGCATAGCTTCCAAGGCAGTTGGCACAGAGGTGCCAGCGGGAAATTTAACTGATTTATTGCAGGCAGGGCAAACATTGCAGGAAAAACCAGCCTGAGGCCGGTTCTTCATACGGGCGGATCGACGGTCTAGGATAGACTCCACATCTTCATCAATAGCGCTAAGCAGGTCAGCACATTTAGTTTTGTTGGTCCTATATGTATCAATAACAAAATCTACCAACTCTTCATAACCAATAGGGGTGTCATCAAAGGTACCATTCTTGAGATCATTCACCTTGAAAAACTCTAAGAAACCAAAGTCCCTAGGTCCCATACCTGCCTCTTTCACAAGATTAAAATCTACCAAGCGGTCCCAAGGGGAGGCTTCGTTTCTTGTGGCCTCAGAGACAAACTCAGGCTTAACGGCACACATAAACGTGTTGGCCATCCTACGATATACAGCCTGCGGTTCCTCGATTGAGTGCAAAGAATTAAAATGAGCCCTATTAGTAGTAGCCCAGATCAACTCAGATCTAAAGTAAGTAGTTCCTTTCTCATGCAAACTGGCCATATTCAGGGACATAGGATTCATGTTAATCCACTGAATCAAATCGGACCAGACAGTTTTTGTTCCAGGCACATCCCTCAGAAAACCTAGCTCATCAACTAAATAATTCAACTGGCCATTATAGCCAGAATAAAAACCATCTCCTTGATCATGGGCCTTAACAAAGGCGCCACGATTGGATCTCATCAGAGGAATCTGCCGGTCTGGGATAATATTTGCGGTAACACGGGGCCATAGAGATAACATACATTGAGTCTTTCCTACGCCAGGTGGTCCAGTTAGGGTGATCAACACAGGCTCAGGTCTCTGTCCAGAGACAGAAACACTTCTTGTGGCTAACTCACTTTTAATCTTGGATAGAGTCTGTAAAGTTGTAGACAAGCTGGCCATGTCAGCAGTGGAATCGCGCAATGGGGTGAGTTTCTTCCTCAACCCCTCGCCCTCAGCAATTTTCTGCTCTACTGTGGCAGCAAACAAGACGTCTTTCAAGGGGTCAGCATAGAAGTCCTTGCAAATGGCAGCCACGCCAAGCATGTACTCTTTGACTTCCCAAAAAGGGTCTGACTTAATACAAATCTTCTCACCACCAATCCAGTTAGTAATAAAAGAGGCACATTCTTGCAGGATGGACAGGAAAAAGTCTACAGTAAACTGCATACCATCGTGCATCCTTCTCAGGTACATAGATTTCTTTCCGAACTCTTCAACCATCTCCAAAATTGTGTCCTTTTTCATGGACCTAAAAATGGATGCAAAGATCCCAAACATAGCACAGTTTACAATAGGGAGGGTCGGAATGCCACCCTGCGGAACTATCTTAGGTGTATTTAAGTCCGTGATTTCACTGAACTTCTCTATTAGATATTGCACTGTAGATTGGCCAACATAAGCGAGTGCAACTAGTGTGGACAGCACTCCAAGCATAGGTCTATATGTGGGTCTGTTATAAGCCACCAAACTGGCAACAAATATATAAACCAACAACAAGACATGCTTTCCGTTTCTCTTGAACCAATCAAGGATAGAAGTGAAGGGAAACTCATGCTTCATTCTGAATGTTGGGGGTTCATCTCGAATATTTTTAAGTAATTTCTCCATATTGCTGTTAAGGCTATTAACGGATCCGTTGATAGAATCTGCCATACCTTGTCCTTCTGATACCAGAGTACTCAACAACTCCGTCACAACATCTGTTGTTTCGGGGTCAAGAGAAACATTGCTATTCAAGGACATGGCAGGACCTTGAGGGGCTATAGGATATAAATCAGCTATTAACTCCTCAAAGGTCTCAATACCCTTCACGTCAACGTAATTCTTCAACTTATTTTCATAAGTCACTCCACATTGTGGCACAAAGGCCCAAGCGTCAGTACGCCGTCCAGCACGTTTATAAAATG